TCGGGGTCGATAAGATCCGCAGCGCCCGACTTGAGCAGCGAAATACCATGCTCTTTTTGGAGCGTCTTGAGCGTGCCGAGACTGAAGCGGATGGCGTACGACTTGCCGCCGATCTCGATGGAGTTCGGCATCCCTGGCTCGGGCGTCATGCTTACGCCCCCGCCAATTGGGTAACGGTGAAGGTCTTATCACCGATGCTGATATGGCCCGTACGCGCGGGCGCTGCGGCCAGTTGCGCGGTCATGGCGTAGACCACCTAGCCATCGCCAGTAACGGCCCCAGTCGGCGACGACACCGTGAGCCACGGCGCGTCGGAATGCGCACTCCACGGCAACGTGTCCGTTGAGGTCACGGCGACCGATCCACCGTTGGCCGTATTCGGCGCGGTCGGCAAACTAGCGGGCGTGATTGCTACAGTCGCCATCACGTCTTGCGGCGCTTCGGTGATGCGTATGGCCGTCTGCCGCGTATAGACGCCCGCCACGGGTGCCGTCTCGTTTAGCTCTTTCACGAACCCGCGAAAGACGCGCGTGCGGTGCGACGCGTCCATATCGACCAATCGGAACTTGGTCACGGCGCGATTTTGGAAAAGATTCTCCAATCCGAACGGCGAGTACAGAGAGTGCGTCGGGTCGGCGGGATTGAAGAAACACGGGAACGATAAAGAGCCATCGTCGATGAGCGTCGGGATAAATGTGCGGTGCGGTTTGCCCGTCGAGTGGCTGGTCGTTTCGACCTCCGCCACGCTCGTGCTCGGGCCGTCGATATCGCCGACGCCCGCAATGGTGGTGTACTCTTCGGGCGACGCCGAAGAGAGCACTTGGATTTCAGTTCCGAATGCCGGGATGCCCGTCGTCGCTGCTGCGGCATCGGTCGGGGTCAAAGAGGGAGGAATGGTCGGTGTCATGGTTTTGTCGTTTCCTTCAGTGCGTACTGCCGTTGTTGTTGCCGTTGTTGTTGCTGCCGCGATTCCCGCGCCAGAATCGAGTCGGGCACGCGGCACTGGATAAAGTACGAAACGATGGCTTGAAAGAGGCGTGTGTCGTCTTCGTACGAAGTGGTCTTCGAGCGGTAGAAAACGCCGCCGAATGTGACGCCCTCGAAGTCGCCGCGCAGCCCGTCGAGACGCTGCCGCAGCGACGCCGCGAGCGCGAGCGCCCGCGATTGCGACGTGTCGAAAATCGAGAATTGGTATTCCTCGCGCACGAGCGCGACGGGTCCAGAATGCGCGTGCAGTGGCTCGGGGCCGACCGGAAGAAATACCAGATACGGCGTCACCGCCTGGGACGCGGGCGACTGCGGCGCGCGCAGTAAAAAGACGCGATTGTCCACGAGATTGAACGACACGAGCAGATCGCGCAAGATGTCTTCAAAAATCATTCGGCGTCTTCGAGCGTCGAGACGAGCGGCCCGACGCGCTGCGGATCGAAGTACACGCCGCCCGCTTCGGCCTCCATCACGACGACCGCGTAAGATTTTTCCGCGCCGAGTTTGGCGGCGTACTCGGGCGAGTTTTTCTCGGCGTTATGCCAGTCTTCGACCAGCACTTGGTTTTTCTTTGCGGCGGTGTCTTGGGCCTGGGCTTGCAGCCACTCGTTGAGGCCGTCGCCAGATCCATGCACGGGGCCGGGATTTTCCACGGTCGTGTTTTCTTGCGCGGGTAGAATCGTACCCACTTCGGGGGTCTTGTATGTCATCGTTTTTTCCTCACTTGGAACTGTCTTCCTTGTGCCAAGACAATTGCGCCGCCATATCGTCGATCACGCCGCGCAACTGCTCGGCGATCACGTTCGCGGTCATCGGACGCATGGCGTTGATAGCGGGCCGCATGTACGGGTGGGCTTGCTGCTTCGACGTGCCGAACTCCACCCACGCCGCGTAACGCACGCCGTTTGTCCACACCATCGCGCCGACTTTCGTCTTGAGCTTCGACGCGAGAATCGAAGCCCGCAGCGCGCCCGTAACAACGGGTGCCATGTTCCGCGCTTCGTCGGCCATCATCTCGGCGGGCACGAGCATCGCCTCGCGTATGCGGTCGTCGAATGCGCTCTTGCTTTCGCCGTTGAGCGTCTCGCCCATCAGACGCAGCATCTTGACCATTTCGGGAACGCCCTCCATCTTGAAGGCTTTGGCCTTGAGCGAAATGGTGCGCGCCGCCATCGTTATGCCGTGGTGAGACTAACGGTCATCGTTGTCCACGAGACGCCGCCCGAATGCTGGCAGCGGATGGTATCGAAGCCATTCGCGGCAACGGTCGCGGGCGCGGTATACAGCCCCGTGGCTGAGATGGTGCCGAGCGCCCCGGGTTGCATCGTCCAGACGAACGCGGCCCCCGCCACGGCGCTGCCATCGGGGTTTGTCGCGGTCGCGTTGAATTGCTGCGTACCGCCCGGGCCGAGCACCGTACCCATTGGCTCGACGGTGACGCGGATGCCCTGGATAAACTCGGTGTATGACCAGCGATTGCCGCTATAGTCGGTGACGTTTACGCCGACGTTGGTGCCGTTGGCGTCGAAGCTCGCAAAGGCGTTGAGCGTCGGGTACGTGTCGCTCATGTAGGCGAGCATGGCGTCGAAGATGGCCTGTAACTGCGGGTCCACGGCGCGCGGGCTTGGTCGTAGTGTTTCCGTCATGGTGTGAAAGTTCCTTTCGCGAATGCCCCGGGCTGATAGATTGCGAGCGCGAGACGCTCTTCGGCGCGCACGGTGACGACGTTGCGCACGAAGTCGTCTTGATTCTGCTCGGCGACTTCCACCGCTGCGGCGTCGCGGTCGAAGATTTGGGAATAGGGATTGAACATCCAGACGAGATAGCTGCCCGCCGTCTGCGCGAGCGACAGCACGACGGGGATGCCCCAGAGCGAAAGAGGGCTAGTGATGAGCGCGGGGGAACCGAGCGTGCCGAGCGCCTTGCCCCAGTCGGCGGGGTTGACGACGATGCCGTCGGGAACGTACCCGAAGCTAAATACTTGCGCGACGCCCGCCGCGACGCCCGCCAGAAAATTCGCGCCCGCAGCGCCGACCGCGATAGCCACGAGCATGAACCCTTGCAGATTGGGCGCGACGCCGTTGCCATTGAGTAATTGCCGCTCTTCGGCGATGGAGAGCGAATAGAGCAAGCGCGCATCAATCCAGCTTTGAAACGATGCGTAATCGTCGAGCAGTTGCGCGCTGGCCTTCATGTACGCGGGAATCGTGCGCACGGGCGACGTTACGATTTCGTAAGTAAGGTCAGCTTGTGGCTTTAATCCGCCCGCGCCGACGGGCACGACGACGCTATTGGTAATCGACGTCTCGCGAGCGTACGCGATGCTATCGGCCTCGGTCGTGCCGCCCGCGATGAGGTCGCGCATTCGTAGCGGCACGACTGGCCCCGTGATGACGCGCGGCACGGGCATCGGATTCGGCGGCGCGCCGAGTATCGGCCCCGCCTTGCGCTCAAGCAGCACGCTAAAGTGGCGGCGCTCGGGCCTCTCAAGCAGTGCCGTGATGATCTGTTCGCCTGGGGTGTTCATTGGATTTCCTCGCAAGTTAGTTGCAGTTGCACATGACGGCGCGCGACGTCGAGAATGCCTTTGACCTCGTATTTCGCGCTGCCGTCTTGAATGCGCCACCGCGCGTCGATGTCGGCGCGGTAGCGAATCACGATGGGTACGACGTTCGTCGATACGGTGCGGCCCGAGTCGGTGCCTTCGCGCAAAACTGATTCGGGGTTGACCGCTGCCCAGACATCCGCGACCGCTTCCCACCCGACGATCTCGTCTTCATACGTGCCGTACATCGGGCGGTACAGCGTGACGCGGCGGTCTAGATCGCCCGCGTTTAGCGCCACATTCGGCATTTAGTACGTGCCCTCGGGATAGTTGCGCTCGGTCGAAAGCAGCGCGGTGTAGGTTAGTGGAATCACGCTGGAGATGCTGCCCACCAGCACGGTTTCGCGATTGCGATACCAATGCGCGATGAGCACGAGCAGCGCTTGCTTTACGTTCTCGCCGACGGTGTCGTCGATGCTGCGGCGTAACACGCTCTGCGTATGCAGACGCGCGGCCATTTCGAGGTCTTTTAGCAGCGTGTCTTCGGCGGTTTGATCGAGTTCAATATGGCAGTGCAGTTTAATTTGATCGAGCGTCAAGACGGGTGCCAAATCTTTCGCCGTCTTCGATAGCGGCGATGGGCCGGGATGCACGACGGTGCCACCGCCGACCCACCACCCGGGCTGCAATATCGTGATGAGATTGCGCACGAAATTGTCTTGGTCTTGCGCCCCTTCGATTACAGGGCCGTGGTATGGAACGCGATTGCTCGGTGTCATACAACGACGAGTGAAAGCACCCAACAAAACAGACCGACCGCGACGAGATTAAACCGACTCTGCACGCCGAACGCGGCGAGCGCGAACGTTATCAGAGCCAGCACGAGCAGTATTAAACGCACGGTAATCATTCGCCCCCCTGTTTGGTTTCGGTTGGCTTATGCGGGGGCCGTATCTCGACGGCCCCCAGTTGCTCCAGTTCCCACGCCATCGCGTCGGGTAGCTCGGTAGCTTGCCCCTTCACGTAGCCCGGGGGATAGTCGCGCTTGAAGACGACGAGAGTCATTTATTTCTTGGCGTCTTTCGGTGCGTTGATGCCGCCGCGCGCGGTGACGCCGCCGACGGCGAGTACCAGACTGCCCTTTACGAATGCCTGCGGGCGGTACACGGCCAGAGCGACGCGCTCTTCGCAGCGCAGCGTGACCAAGTTGCGCACGAAGTCGTCTTCGTTTTCGTACGCGACATCGACCGATGCGGATTCACGGTCGAATAGGGTGGCGTTGGGCGGGAACGCGCCCACCAGGAACTCGGTCGCGGTCATCTCCGAAGTGGTGACGACGGGCAAGCCCCAGAGCGTCGCGGCGGCATTCGACGACGGCGGTCCACCGAGCAGATAGACGCCCTGCGCGGTCTTCGA